TCGGCGCGTTCCACTTCCAGTGGTTTCGCCCGTAGACCACCCACAAGGCGAGGTTCATTGGCAGGAGGCCCCACGCACTCGACGCGATGATCCACCCGAGCCAGAGCGCCTGGTTGACGAGCCCGACGAGCCACGCGCTCGCGTGCTTGTTGCCTGCGAGCACGGTCATCCAGATCGTGATGACCGATAGTAGCCACGGCAGGTAGGTTGCGATCGCGTCCCGCATTTCAAAGTCTCCTATCGCTTTGCCGTCCTGGCCAACCACTCGGCGACATCCTCGGCATGGGCGTCTTTGGAGTGCGGCCACGGCGCGGCGTAGCTGAAGCATAGAACGTCGTTGGGCTCACGCCGGCCGAACACGGCCTTGTTCAATTCATGGGCGTGCGTCACCGCTGCCAGATGAGACGGCGCCGCCATCACATCGTCCGGCCCCAGCGTGTGGACGCACCACAGCACGAGGTTCGCGTTATCTTCGATCCGCTCTGCGGTCGTCATCAACGTCTCCTATTTCTTCCTCGTCGCACGTCCGACCACTCGGACGTAGATGGTCTGCGTCGTCACGCCAAACCGCCGCGCGATCTCGCGCACGCTCATCCCCTTCGCACGCCACGCCCGGCCTTGCTTGACCTGCTCCGGCGACAACGCGCGAGGAGCCCCCACTTTGCCGCCGCGCTCGATGTGCGCCTTGAGTCCGGCGATTGATCTCTCTCGCGCCGTCTCGCGCTCGAACTGCGCCATGGACGCGGTGACGTTCAGGAGCATCCGACCCGCTGGCGTCGTCGTGTCGATGCTGTCAGTGATGGATTTGAAGCCGACGCCACGCTTTTCGAGATCCTCGATCTTGCGCAACAGGTCCAGCGTCGAGCGACCGAACCGATCGAGCTTCCACACGACCAGGGTATCGCCCGGCCGTGCGTCACGGAGGGCGAGGTCGAGAGCAGGGCGCTTCGTCGAAACGCCCGACACCTTCTCCGCATGGATGTTGTCGCGCGAGACCCCTGCCTTGAGCAGAGCATCGATCTGCAGATCAAGGTTTTGATCCTGGGTGGAAACTCGCGCATAGCCGATCAAACGGCCTTCTTCCGACTTGGCCGATGCGGGAGCTTGTTGTTGCTGGCGAACTCTCATGTGGACAATTATTAGACGGATTCGTTGACACCTGTCAAGGTCTGTGCCATATAAATGTGGACAAGGCGATTCCGGCTTCGTCTAACGGTAGGACACGGCACTTTGGGTGCTGGAACCGTGGTTCGAATCCACGAGCCGGAGCCAGCAGGTGAGAAGGACCAGGACCGATGACAGACGATGACATCGTGAAGGCGGTGCGGTCAGGGACGCATACGCTGGTTCCCATGCCAACAGGAGACCGCAAATGGTACGTCGGACATTATGCCAACGCCGACATTGCTCCGGATGCTCTGGTGTTGATCCTCGATCTGTTCGATGAGCATTGCGAAGGCGAGGAGATGTGCGGGCTGATGATGGGCGAGCTGACGCAAGAGGCGGCCGATATTCGCGGCGGCTTGGCGGATGCTGATGCCCATGACGATCGTCCATTCTGAGCCAGTAAGCGAAGGACCCCGCTCGTAGCGAGCGCGGCGAGGAGGCATCGGACATGCAACGAACGCTATTTGATTGGGAAGAAGAGTACAAAAAGCCGAAGCTCTCGCTCGAAGTCGCGTCAGCTTCGCAACTCCCGTATCAGTCCGGCGACGGCTACAGCTTTGGCGGCGGAGCGGTGCTTTCCATCGGCCCTAGATCGTTCTTGATCGGCGAAGGTGACGGTGTGCTAGAGCTGGCGCAAGAGTTGGCGCGACGATGGAACGCGGCGGGACCGCACATCCTCGACTGAGGTCCGCTCATCAGTAGTTTCAACCGATGCAGCGAAAGGCCAGTTTGGGAGTGCAGGCGAACAGCGAGCTAAAGTGGGAACGGGGTCGCTGCCTCAACCGTCCCTGCCTCGACCCGGAAGGCACCCGCAAGGATGACCGGGGCGCTCCCGCCAGATGAACCGAAAGGTCACGCTTGCTGCGTGGCAGAGATGAGGAAAAAGCCGACATGGCGCGCGATCCTAACGAGATACGCAAGGATATCGAAAATGCGCGCGAAATAGCTGCATCTATCCGTTTGCGGTATAGCCGCGGTTATGCGCAAGACCCGGACACTCGCAAGGCTGCCACGCTGCTGTTGACGTTAGCGGACGAGCTTGAGCGCGCTCGGCCGGAGCTGCGCCCCGATGAAGGCGACGAATGATGTCCGCTTCTCAGTAAAAGCGACCAAGGAAGCGAAAGGCCAGGATGATGAACGACGACATCGTCAACCGCGCAATGCCGTCCCGGAACAACGTCGAGCGCGTCCTGTCCGCGACGGGAGAACTCGGCAGGGCAGCAGGCATTGATGCGGCTGCTGCCGTGCTTGAGGCGCTCGCGGACCACAAGCGCCGGGTCGTCGGTACGGGCGAGATCAAGGCGGCTGCCGCCGCGCTGCGCAGGAATGCGGAGACGATTCGCGCTCGCGCCCGCGAGGCACTCGGCAACAAAGTCTAAGAAAGGCCAGAAATTCACGGGCATCCCGCGCGACGGCGTAGACTGGATGGAGCAAAGCGAGGCCTAGCGACCTCGCCCTGTGTCTCAACTTTCAGCGAAGGACCAGGATCATGGACCTCTTTGACTGCCCACAATGCGGAGTACAGACCCAAGACCTATACGAAGGGTATTGCCGCGAGTGCTGCGACGCCAATCAAGCAGCACTTGATAAGCACAACGCGCAGTATGGCTGGTGGATGTCATTGACTGACGCACAGCGCGGCGCAGAGATAAGGCAGGCGTTAGCAGCAGAGCACGAGTAAACGAAAGGCCAGGACCTATGCCGATGACCTTCGGACACATTGAGCCAGACATGACCTTGAGCAAGGCAGAGCGCAACGCGGACCGGGCTGCGTGGAAGGCGCTAGATGACGAGAACAAGAGACTCCGAGAGCTTGTTCTGTGCCTCATCGAGAACGATCCGAGCGACGCGATCAGCGATGCCGGCCACAACGTCTTGGACCTGTGGCGGCACGACGCTCGCAAGGTGCTCGGGATGGACAAGTAAGCGAAGGACCAGGAACATGAGCGACGACCGCGACACCCTGCGCGACTACGAAAACATGAGCGACGCCGAAACACGACGGCGCGCGAAGCAACTTCGCCGAGACGATATGTTCGTGCACGTCACGCCCAAGTGTGAGCACGACTTTCAGGGGTGGCGCGACTTCGCGGACGGCCGCGGCGGGGAAACGGTCTGCACCAAGTGCGGTGTGGGCGCCATGTCGTGGTCACTGCGAACCGGAATCTAGCTTTCAGCGAAGGGCCACTTTCCCGCTCTCTGTTGCCCCAAAGACTCACCAAATCAGTGTAGTGTCCAGCTCGAAATAGCTCCCTGTGGCAACATTCGCCCGGATGCCCCGCGGCCGCCCGCGTCAGTAGCAGCGGCTCCCAAGCCACAAGCACGTCGAAAATTCGGATACCTTGCCCGCCTCACAGCGGGCCATTCGCGCATGGAGAGACACCATGATCACATGGATGCGCCGGTTCCTGGCAAACCCAGACCTGATCCTCGTGCGCCTTGTGATCCTGGCCGCGGTGATCGCGGTTTGCTACTACGGCAAGGACCGGGCGAAAGACCCGTTCCAGCTCGCAGTGCTGACCCTGCTTGGTCTCGCCGCTGTCGGGTTCGAGTACCGCGGCGCACGCGCCATGACCCGCGCTTGGATTGAGCGCAAGGCCGGCGGCGTGCTCGGTTGGGGCGCTGTGTGGGCCTTCGCCGTTGCCTGGTCTCTGAATGGCGCGCTCACTGTCGCCGCCAGCAGCCAGGACGCGCTCTCTGCGGCTCGCCTCGACGGCCACACGCAACACCAGGACGTACGCGGGGCCGTCACGCGGGCCAACGCCGAGGTTGACCGCCTGCAGAAGAAGCTCGACGCCTTGTCTGGCATCTCCATCAACGGCCGCCCGGTCACGTCGATCGGTGACGCCGAGGCTCTGATGGCCAAGGCCAAGGCCCACCGCTTCTGGGCTCGCACCGAGCAGTGCACCAAGACCATGGGGCCTGACACCCGCCGCTTCTGCGAGGAATACCGCGCCGCCGAGGGCGCCAAGGCGACCGCCATCGATCGCGGCACAACCGAGGAAGAGATGCGCATCGCTCAGGAGCGCCTCGCTTCCGCACGCAAGGCCGCGACTGGCGTCGTCGCAGTCACGACGGCCACCCGCGCCGATGTGAACTTCTGGCAGGCCCGCCTTGGCGCATCAACGCAGGATGTGGAGTTTGGCCAGGCTCTCCTCGCCACCATCGTTCTTAGCATGTTCCTCTCGCTCGCCGGCCTCCTCGTCGAGGCCGAGGAGCACCGCAACACGCCACGCAAGCCGTGGGTCAATTGGGACCGCTGGTCCTTCCTGCTTTGGGGCGGGCGCCCCGGCAATCGCACACAGCCTCATGCTCCAGAAGCCCTTGCTCCCCAGGCTGCTGCCTCTCCCGCGCTCGCCCCAACCTTCGCCCGGTCTGCCCCGCCGCCACAGGCCAAGCCCGTCGCCCAGCCCGCCCCCTCCGCTCTCGTCGAGAGCATCAGGAAGGCGGCAGTGGGTGTCACGTTCGGCGGCCATCGCGTGGAGTGCAAGGCGTGACCGAGCCTTTTGACGCCAACGGCAACCCGGATGTCATGGGTGCGCGGATTCTGAACCCAGCATCAGTTGCGGCCGCCGATGCATTGAGACTTGAGTTCAACGCTTTGGCAGCGAAACTGCAGGGCGCACCCGGCCAGAACGCCGAGTCGGCTCGGCTGTTCGCCATCGCCAGGACAAACCTCGAGATCTCCTGCATGGCAGCGGTCAAAGCGATCTCGCGCTCACAGGATGGTCCACCATGACCGCCAACGACGCCATTTCCACCATTCGCCAGATCATAGGGTACATCGGCCTCGCTCTGGCGGCACTTGCGCTCGCGAAGTTCGCAGGGTTCAACGCCCCCGTTCGTGGGTCAACGGCCGACACCGCCCTCGTCGCCATTGCTTGCCTGATGGCGAGATAACCACTTCATCATGCCCGGCGGACACGAGAGTGCCTATACCCCGGAGATAGGGGCTCGACTCTGCGAGCTGCTCTGCTCCCGCCGCGATGGGGCGTCCGATGGACCCTTCCACAGCGTCCGCAGCATCTGCGCAGAAGTCGGGATCGCCGAGTCCACGATCTACAAGTGGCTGCATGCACACACTGACTTCGCGGAGCAGTACGTGCGCGCGCGAGAAACCAGGGCTCATCTGGTCGCAGAGGAAACCCTCGAGATCGTCGAGGCCGAAACTGATCCTGCTCGCGCTCGCGTGAAGATGGACGTGCGCAAATGGTACGCAGGCAAACTCGCCCCGAAGGTATGGGGCGACAAGACCATCGTAGCCGGCGACCCCGACAACCCGCAGAAGCATGAGCACACACACAAGTCCGAGCATCTCGACGAGCTCACCCGCCGACTTACTCAAGGCGCTATCCGCGTCGGAACGGGCAGCGAGGCTGGCGGGTCTGAGCGATGACGACGCCAAGGATCTGCTTACGCACTGGCCGTTTTGGGCGCGCTCGAACCAGCTTGCGCCTGCCGGGAACTGGCGGACTTGGCTCATCCTCGCCGGCCGAGGTTTTGGGAAGACGCGCACGGGATCAGAGTGGGTCCGGTCCATGGTCTGCGGGTCGACCCCGCAAGGACGTGGCCGATACTCACGCATTGCCCTCGTCGCCGAAACAGCCGCAGACGGGCGCGACGTGATGGTTGAGGGAGAGAGTGGCCTGCTCGCCGTGCACCCCAAGGACCACCGCCCGGCCTATGAGCCGTCGAAGCGGCGGCTGACCTGGCCGAACGGCGCCGTGGCCACGATCTACAACGGCACCGAGCCCGACCAGCTCCGCGGCCCGCAGCACGATCTCGCCTGGGTCGATGAGCTCGCAAAGTGGCGGTACGCTCAAGAGACGTGGGACATGCTGCAGTTCGGCCTGCGCCTCGGCGATGATCCCCGCCAGTGCGTGACCACTACGCCCCGGCCCATCCCGCTCATTCGCGCGCTCATCAAGGACGAGACGACGATCGTCACGCGCGGCTCGACCTACGACAACAAGCTCAACCTGCCGTCGTCGTTCCTGGCGCAGATCGTCAAGAAATACGAGGGCACCCGCCTCGGCCGTCAGGAGCTCAACGCCGAGGTTCTCGACGACGCCCCCGGCGCGCTCTGGACCAGGGCAAGCATTGAGGACTATCGCCGGAGGAGCAGCGATAAGCTTCCCGATATGGCCCGCATCGTCGTTGCCATCGATCCCAACATCACCAACGGCAACGAGGACGGGCAGGCCGAGTGCGGCATGATGGTCTGTGGCCTTGGCGTCGACGGGCGTGGCTACGTGCTGCGGGATGGCTCATGCCGGCTCCCTCCCAGCCAGTGGGCGCGTCGCGCGATCTCGCTTTATGACGAGTATTCCGCCGACTGCATTGTGGCCGAGATCAATCAGGGCGGCGAGATGGTGGAGATGGTGCTCCGCACGCATCGGCCGCAGGTGCGGTTCGTCGCCGTCCGCGCCACGCGAGGCAAGGTCACGCGAGCCGAGCCGATCGCCGCGCTCTACGAGCAGGGGCGCGTCAGCCACATCGGCGCGTTCTCCGAGCTTGAGGATCAGATGGTGCTGTTTACGCCGTTCGGGATCGAGGGTGGCACGACGGGCGATAGGGTCGACGCGCTCGTATGGGGTTTCACTGAGCTATTCCCGCCGATGGTCAGCCGTCCAAATTGGATGGAAGACGACGATCATGAGCATTATCCGCATGACCGAGGGGTGACGGGCTACTGATGGCAGATTTGATGCAGCCCAACCCCATGATGCCGGCCATGAACGGATTCGCGATGCCACCGGCCGGTGGCGAGGTCGAGCCGCCCGGCGGGGAAATGGAGTCTCTGGCATACGAGGCCGGCGAGCCTGACATGCAGACCGAGTCCGAGCGTCTGTTGACGCAGCTCGAGCAGATGGCCGCCATGGACAACGTGGCAAAGACGTTGAACGAGGAGAAGCGCAAGGCCCTCGGCGAGGCCGTCAAGCGCGAGTACGAAATCGACAACGCCTCTCGGTCTGACTGGGAGGCGGCAACCCGCGACGCGATTAAGCGCTCAAAGCAGTTCAAGGAGCGCAAGACGTTCCCATGGGCTGGCGCGAGCAACGTAAACTTCCCGATCATCACTACTGCCGCCCTCCAGTTTGCAGCCCGCGCCTATCCGGCGATTTTCGATGGCCCGCGCATCGTCAAGTCGATGGTCCAAGGCGCCGATCCAGCCGGCCAGAAGGCCGCGCAGGCCGATCGCGTGAGCCAGCACATGAGCTGGCAGTTCATGCGCCAGCAGACGGAGTGGGAGAGCGATTTCGACAGCCTCCTGCACCGCCTGCCGATCGAGGGCTGCATGTTTCGCAAGACGTACCGCGATCCGACGTCGCGGACGGGCTGGCGGTCCGACCTCGTGTCTGCCGTCGATGTGGTCGTGAACCAGAGCGCGAAGTCGATCGAGACGGCGCCTCGGATCACGCACAAATACACGCTGTACCCGCACGAGATCGAGCAGCGGAAGCGGGCCGGTCGCTTCCTCGACATCGACCTGAAGCTCTCGGCCTCCGCTGGCGCCGACAGCCAGGCCCCGGAGTCGTTCCTCGAGCAACATCGATTGTTTGACATCGACGACGACGGCCTTCAGGAGCCCTGGATCGTCACCATCCACGAGGCGACCGGCGAGGTCGTGCGAGTCACTGCCGGCTACGAAACAAACGAAGCGCTGTTCGACGAGATCAATGATCGTCTGATCGAGCTCCCGCGCGGGCGGATGTGGACCAAATACGATTTCCTTCCAGACCCGGAGGGCGGGTTCTACGGCGTCGGGTTCGGCGTGCTGCTCGAATCGATGACGTCGGTCATCAATACCGCTATCAACCAGATGATGGACGCCGGCACGCTTCAGAACGCGGGCGGCGGGTTCATCGGGTCCGGTCTTGATCTCGGCCGCGGCAAGAGCAAGATCGCGCTCGCTCCTGGTGAGTATCGGGTCGTGTCATCGACCGGAGCGAACATCCGAGACAGCATCGTCAACATGCAGCACCCTGGCCCGTCGTCGGTGCTGTTCCAGCTCCTGTCGCTTTTCATCGACGCGGCAAAGGACATCGCAGCAATCCAGGACATCCTTGTCGGAGACCTGCCCCGCAATCAGACCGCCACGGCAACAATGGCGATGATCGAGCAGGGGCTGAAGGTCTATACCGCGATCATCAAGCGCATCCTCCGCTCGCTCAAAGGCGAGTTCGAGATCGTGTTCGCGATCAACAAGAAGCACCTGAACCGCATCGAATACGTGCAGCTCCTCGACGTCCCGGTGCAGGTGACGCAGGCCGACTACCAGGGCGAGATGGACATCGCGCCGATTGCGGACCCGAAGATGGGAACCGACATGCAGCGCATGGCCAAGGTGCAGTTCATGCTCGAGCGGCAACAATCGCCATTCGTCAACGGGTTCGAGGTCGAGCGACGAGCTTGGGAAACGTTCGGCATTGACGACCTGCAGTCCCTGCTCAAGCCGCCGCAGCCGGACCCGATGCAGCAGGCCGCCATGAGTATGCAGATGGAAGGCATGGCGGCCGACGTGCAGACCAAGAAAGCCGGTGCGGTCAAGGCAACTGTCGAGGCGCAGCACGCGGTCACGGCATCGGATCAGGACCGGTTCCGGTCCGAGGTCGATGGCGAGCTTTCGCAGATCATCGACGGCGAGACTGGAACGGCCAGCGATGCTAACGTTAACGAGATGGGGCAGCTTGCACAGCAACAGCCGCCGCCTGGGGTTCCGCTGCAATGATCCACCGCCTCGTCGCCGCCCTGATCCTGATTGCCGGCCTCGCCTGCTTGGTCAAAGGCGCGCGCGCTGAGATCGTGACTGCTGACCGGGTGATTGTCGTCGACGGAGATACGGTCAAGATCGATGGCCAGTCGTGGCGCCTGATGGGGTTCGACGCTCCCGAGACGTACTTCGCGAAGTGCGCAGCCGAGAAGACCAAGGGTGACGCCGCCACCAAGCGGATCGGCGAGATCATCGCCGCCGCGAAGGTTATCGATGCCGTCCACGCAAACCGCATCGACCGCTACGGCCGCCGCCTCGGCTGGCTGATCGTCGATGGCGTCGACGTGGCCGAGACCATGATCATCGAGGGGCATGCGCGCCGCTACGATGGTCGCATGCGCAAGGGCTGGTGTGACGACCAAGATTGAGCAGGACGATTGGGACGCATGGACGTCCCATCCGATCACCAAACGACTTTTCAATTCGTTCGAGTTCCATGCGGCCAAGGCCAAAGAGGCCTGGGTTGACGTGTCGTGGAATGGCGGGAGAGCCGACCCCGTCAACCTCGCGTGCCTCAAGGGAAGGGCTGAGGTTTTGGAGCAGTTGGCGACCCTGAGCAAGGACAAGCTAGAGAGCTACGATGATCCAGCCGAAGACTGATAGATCCCCGCGCTTCCGCATGGGGACCGTCGTCAAGCCGACGACGTACCGATGCGTCGAGTACAAAGTGATCGTGCGGCCAAAGCTCGCCGAGGACGTCATCCATCTGAAGGGCGGATTCAAGCTGCTCAAGGCCGACACGACCAAGGAGCAGGAGCAGGCGTCCGCGATGGAGGGTGTGATTGAGGACGTGAGCCCGTTCGCATTCCAGTACGAGACATGGCCGGATGGCGTCGCCCCGCCCGCGGTTGGGGACACCGTGATATTCGCGCGCTTCGCCGGCGCCGTCGTCCGAGATGACGATGGGAGCGAGCTGCGCATCATGAACGATAAGGACATCATGGCCGTGCGGAGGTCCGCATGAGTCTCGAGATGTTCGCGCCGACACCGGTGTCGGCGGCACCAGCCGCGAACCAGCAGCCCGCGCCACAGCAGCAGGCGCCGATCGAGCAGCCCGACGTCAACCTCGACGCCGGCATCGGCCAAGAGGTCGACCAGCAGCATGGCCGGACGATCGAGGACCGAGCCCGCGACATGGGCTGGGTCGATCAGGCCGAGTTCAAGGGCGACCCGACCAAGTGGCGGTCTGCCGACCAGTTCGTGCAGCGCGCCTATGATGAGCCGAAGATCGCTCAGTCTATGCTCGCAAAGCTCGAAAGCCGGCTGGAGGAGCGCGAGCGGGAGTTCGATCGCCGCGTTCGCGGCCTCGAACGCATGCAGTCGACTGCTCTCACTCGCCAGCGTGACGCGATCCTGGCCCAGTATGACCAGGCAATGCGTGACGCTGCGGCCGTAAGCGATCTCGATAAGTTCGACAAGCTGCAGGCTGCGAAGGCAATTGCCGCTCGCGACCACAACCTATCGATCGCTGAAAGCCGATGGTCGGACGAACCGGTTCAACCGCAGAAGCGGCCTCAGTCGAAGATGAGCTCGGCCGACAATATGGCCGTCTCGCAATGGCTCGAGCAGAACCAGTGGGCGACCCGCGATCCCGAGCTCGGCGCCATCGCGGAGACGTACTCGAACGTCATCGCGCGGCAGCATCCGGGCCTCGACGCCAACCAGCATCTGGCCGAGGTCTCCCGTCGCGTGAAGCAGCGCTACCCGGAGAAATTCGGCGTGCGCCAGCAGAACGGCAACGGCGTTCCGAGCGTCGAGGGCGGATCGCGCATTCCGTCCGGGAACGGCGGCGGCTTGTTTTCCAAGCTCCCGCGTGAGGCTCAGGCCGAAGCCATGCGAGCCGTGAAGGCGGGCAGCTACAAGAACGTCAACGACTGGGCAACGGTCTATTTCGAGGGTGAGCGCGCATGACACAGCCAGCCGAACTCCCGACCCGCTCGCGCGCAGCACAGCCACGGCAGGACGTCGAGCGCGCCGAGCGCCGGCGCCGGCAGGACACGGGCATTGGCCGGCTGGACCGCCTTTCGGTCCCCGGCAAGAAGGATACTCAGAAGTATTTTTATCGATGGGTTGTTGACCAGCCTGGGCGGGTTCAGCTGCTCACCCAGCAGGATGACTACGATCCGGTTACCTACCAGGAGCTGGGGGCGACACCGGGCGACAAGGACGCGAACGACGGCAGCGTCGTCACGCGGGTCGGGGACAAGGCGACCGGCCAACGCATGGTCCTGCTCAAGAAGCGGCGGGACTATTACGAAGAGGACAAGCGCAAGGAAGCGGCTGCCCTCGACGAACGCATGAAAATGGTCAAGCGCGGCGACGTAGGCGACCCGCGCGGGATCACGAACGGCAACCCGACCTATGGCGAGGTCAAGATCGGCATCGGAGACGAGATGTCGGCCGCCCCCCGCCGCAATTCATCCTGAAGGACCTGACCAATGGCAAACGCCAACACGCCGCGCGGCCTCTGGCCCGTTCGGCACCGAAATGGTGCGCCCTACAATGGGGCGGTCACCCGCTACTACGTGCCGGCTTCCGATGGCACGGCTCTCTATCTCGGTGATCCCGTCATCATCGCCGGATCGGCCGATGCCAATGGCGTCGCGACCGTCACGCGGGCAACCGCGGCGGGCGGCGCCTACATCCTCGGCTCGGTGGTGAGCGTGGAGCCTGCCTCCCGCGACTCGACGACCTACCGTGCGGCTTCGACGGCTGCCTACGTGTACGTCGCCGACGATCCAGATCTCGTGTTTGAGATCCAGGAGGATGCGGTCGGTGGCGCGCTCGCGGCGGCCGACGTCGGCCTCAACGCCGACCTGGTTGCGGGCACCGGATCGACGGCAACCGGCTATTCCGGATTCCAGCTCGATACGTCGACCAAGGCCACGACCAACACGCTGCAGCTTCGCATCCTCGGCTTCTCGCAGAAGCCGAACAACGAGATCGGAGCGAACGCGAAGGTCCTGGTCAGCATCAACCTGCATGCGTTGCGCAACGCAACCGGCATCTGAGAGGAGCGCACGCACATGGCTGGTGTGATCACGACGGGATCGAATCCCAAGCTGCTGTGGCCTGGCATCAAGGCCATCTTCGGGCAGAAGTACAACGAGCATCCGCTCGAGTGGAAAGAGTTCCTGGAGGACAAGACGTCCGACAAGAACTACGAGGAGGAGGTCGAGATTCCCGGGTTCGGCCTCGCCGGCGTCAAGGACCAGGGCGGCTCTGTCTCCTACGACTCGACGGCGCAGGGCGTGACCAAGCGCTACACGCATGTGGCTTACGGTCTCGGCTTCATCTGCACCGAGGAGGAGATCGAGGACAACCAGTATGCTCAGGTCGCGGCTCGCCGCGCCGAGTCTCTGGCGTTCTCGATGCGCCAGACCGAGGAGGTGATCGGCGCGTCCGTTCTCAATCGTGCCTTCGACACGAACTACACGGGCGCCGACGGCAAGGCGATGATCGTCTCCGATCACACGTCTCTGGCCGGAAGTCAGTCCAACGTTCTCGGCACGGCGGCCGATATGTCGGAAGCCGCGATCGAGACCATGATCATCCAGATCATGCAGGCGACGGACTCGCGCGGCCTCGCGATCAATCTGATCGCGCAGAAGCTGGTCGTTCCTCCGGGCTATGCCTTCGAGGCCGAGCGCATCCTGAAGTCGCAGCTTCGCGTCGGCACCGCGAACAACGACGTCAACGCTCTGAAGTCGATGGGGCTCATCCCCGGCGGCGCGGCGATCAACCACTACCTGACCGATGCGGACGCTTGGTTCATGAAGACCAACGCGCCGCACGGCATGAAGCG